CTCCACAAACGTGCGTCACCTTCTTGTCCCGTCTTCAACCACTTTGACTCACTGGGCGCAATAGCGCTGGGTGTCCAAATGGCACCAATACAGTGGTCAGCAGTGTTGAAGAAGTCCTCATACCCCAGGTATGGCTGTGAATCGCTTGGATCATAATCCCACGCAAGCATCGTAGTGCCAACCGTGGTTGCTGGGCAAATCGGGACGTACCCAAACTCGCATTTGATCTTGTACTCTTCGAAACCATTAGAAATGGTTGACAGCCACTGAAATGTGTCCGAGCTAATTACCAGCGCGTTACTTGTGTTATATATCGCCACAGCCTCAGTGTGTTGTAACTTAACACCTCCAGACACATTCTGAAATTTTGGTGCTTTGCTCGTCTGTGATATGCTAGCAGCAAGCGGTGCTACGGCCTTAACCATGTCCACTTTGCTACCACCTGATCGCATGTACGCGCTCACCAACCCCTTCGCACCTTGCAGTGCCTGCTTGCCTGCCCATTTCGCCACGGGCCAGGCAATATCTCCGACGACATCAATGGCAACATTCTTGTTCCGCCGCTTGATCCGTCTCTGTTTCTGATTATATGTTTGCATCATGATAACCGATTTCTCTTTTCAAATTTTTATGGAGTTTCTCTCTCTCTTCTTATCTTTATTGTGTGAGTTGCGCCTCACGTACTAATTTTGTCGGTGGAATAATAATTTAAGGAGTTACTGTTCCCGGGCCATTACGGCCTCACAGCAACTAAGTGAAAATTGGTTGAACATTTGAAATACCCATGGCAAGTTCTCCATCGAACTGGTATTTCTTATAGTAATCTTCAAGTGCAACCTGCTCATCAGGCGTGATACCCCACGCCTCGAACACCTGGACACGGGTCCAAGCGGTAGGTTCGCGGTAAAGTTCATCCATCCCGCGTGACATCAACTTCATACCAGTGGCAAATGTTGGGTCATCCGTGATGTTGCTCATCCGCATGCATCCAATGCGCTGATAGGCTTGATAGAAGTCCTGCATTACTGGCACACCACCAGTCAAATTCAGTCCTCCAATGCCAACAGCAGTGCACCACTTCTCTCGTAGCACAGCATTGGTTAGATTATGTACGGTTAACGTATCTTTGCGTAGTGATGTGGGGATGTTTCTAACCATGCGACACTCATCGCCGATCTCTATTGGATGCATTTGGCAAAACTCAATCTTATGTAACTCAAAGACTGGCTCCTCAGCCACCATCCTGAACCCCATATCGAGAAACCATTCATCCAATCCACTATTAAAAGCGGTCATGTCCTCTTTTTCCATCATCACAGTGCAGTCGTCACCGTTGTTCATCAACTTCACTCTCACATTCCTTGATTCCGCATAAGCATGTATCATGGCACACATTAAGATACAGTTTCCTAACCCTGTATTCATGTCCCCACTGAACCGTTTGCCCTCAACGGTATACTTCAGTTTGC